GACTACTCAAAGAGTTTCACGAAAATGGGATTTGTTGAGGGCTTGCGTATGATAACATATTTAATAATACTTATAATAATAGCACTTATGAAAAAGAGTTAGGAGGGCGCAGGGATGAACAATACATCAAAATATTATAAGAATTATTGCGAAACAATGGCGGCAAGATATAAAGAGACTATTAAAAGGATTGAGCAAAACGCCAATTATAAAACCGATTTGAGTTTGCAGGGGTTGGCGGTGTTTTACAAAGGAATGGTTGAAGCGTGGACGCATACAGCGGAACGAATAGCAAAAGGAATATAATATAACAAAAGGCGGCGGGCGTGATTGCTTGCCGCTTTTTCTGACGGTGTGAAAAATATTTGAAAAGTTATTGACAAGTCTAAAAAAATAGTTTACAATGAGAGCATAAAACAAAGGGCGCACAGCCCGAAGGAGTGAAAAATGATTGCAACAAAAATCTATTATCAAAACCGCCGAACAGGCAAAACAACAAGAGACCACAGCGAAGCAATGGAATGGTACAGGGCGGGCGACTGTGTGGACATTTACAGGAACAGCGGCGAATGGGCGACAGCGTGGATATTTTGAGAAATGAGAGCGGGATAAAATCCCGCTTTTCTTTTTCGCTTTTATGATGCGCTCAACGGTGGCGGGCGTTGTGCTTGTCGCCGTTTCCCGTTTTGGCTTTGTGTGTCGCCTTTTATGCGTATATGCTATTTATGTTATATATTTATATATTATAATATTATCGTTTGTTTTTGCCCTATCTGACGGGCTTATATATTATATATAGTTTACTTATTAACTGTTTACTTGTTTACTATTATATTATATCTGATTTTTCGCCGCTCATTTATCTATTATTTATTATATTATATATATATGCTATAAAATCCCTATGCGGTGCATTTACTTATATTATGCGTTTGATTATTATATATTATAAATGGGCTTTATATATTATAAATGGGTGGCAACTGCATTTTTGCTCCCTGTAAAGCGTGTAAGCGATTTTTAGGCGGTTTTGGTGGTGGGGTTGTGTGATTGGTTGTTTTTGCGCTATCGTTTAATTTTGGGCGTTTGGCGGGCTTGTTCGGTGTGGGCGGTTTCGGTGGGCGTGGCGGTCTCTTTAATGGTCGTTTATGAGATTTTAGCGGGTTTTTTGCTTGTTTTCGGGCTTTTTGGGCAAGATTGGCGGGGATTCTGACCGACCCGACCCCTATTTTTTAGGCGGGCAGAGTGAACCCCTATTACTCTCTCGTTCCCTTGACAAAGTTTTATTTTGATGGTAGGATAGAGGGGAACTACAAAGGGAATTTTTGATAGATATGGACGATTATAGCAAGGTGATAGGGGAATACGAAAGGGCATTTAAGGGGTTTAAGAACTCTGGATATGGCACTTTGAACGGGAAAAAGATTCGTTTTGACAGCAATGATAACGATTCGATTTGCCAACTTTTAGAGATGTTGGGAGATATGTATAAGGCGCAGGTGCATAGTATATATGTGCCAGACGAGCAGGAAGGGAAAATAAGGCAGGTAATGAAAACGGTAATCGTTGACATATTGCCTTTTGTAGAAAAGAAGATACGGACACTAAATGAAAAGATAGAAAATAGTGCAAAGACGGCAAAAAGGAAATCCCCTAATAGGGAAAATTGGACGAAATGGTTGCACGCATATATAGACCTTTATTGGAAATATTTGGCACTTGCGGCTTTTAGGTCATACGAACACTATTGCATTTTTATAGAGCATATATTTGGAATCACACTTTGGCGAGATACGAAAGAAGTCGAAAGCGGGTATTTTTATTACGGCAATAAGATGATACTCGACAATGAGGTGAACTTTATGGAAAGGCAACTACCGACAGGCTTTGGAAAAACGCTCGGTAATTGCTTTATGATTTCATATATATTTGGAATCAATATAAATAGCGATATATTATATGTATGCGGTAATGATAAATTTACAGAAGATGTAATAAATAATGTAAGGAAACTTATGTTGTCGCCCGAATACGCAAAGGTCTTCCCATACTATGAGCAATTTGAATGCAACGAAGATTTGATGTTTTCTTTCTGCTCGGTGAAAGGGTTAAAGTTTGCTATCAACGGGACAAAAAAGTCAACAAGTTTACGAATTATTACAAAGTTGAGTGATACTAACGGCGTTAGAGCGGAATACTTATTCTTGGACGATATAACGCAACGAAGCGATGTAAGTTCTCTCAACGCACACAATAAGGACATACACGCATTTACTCACGAATGGTTTGAGCGTAATTACAGTAGGGAAAATTTCAAGATTATAGCAAGTGGTACAACCTACTCTATTTTTGACTTGCTTTCTCATTTGAAGGGCGTATTTAATGGGGAAAATGCGGTAGAAACAAAGGTCAACAAGTTTACTCGGTTATCTTACGCAGACTATATTTGCCCACATAAATTGGCTGTGTTTGTTTGCGTCCCATTGTTAGACCCCGATACGGACGAAAGCACATACCCGAAGAAGATAAGCACGCTTAATGCAAGAAAGAAAAGGGAAAATGATTTTGAAATGTATATGGCTATGGACAATCAAACGCCATTGCCACCAAGCGATAACCCATTCTATTTCTCTCAATTAAGAGAGTATGAATCAATCCCCCCGAAAGGGACTTGTGGACGAGACAATACTTGCGTTGCGGCACTTGACCCTAAACGAAGCGGAAAGGACTTTTGTGCGATGCCGATTTGCTGTTCTACTGATGACGGCTATTATTTGGTGGACTTTTTCTTCGACCAAAGACCTATGAAAGACTGCTATGATGATATAGTAGCAAAGATAATACAACATAATATTACTATGTTATATGTAGAAAGGAATACGGACGAAGGCATAGGAGTTTTGTTGACGGAACTATTGAAACAAAGGGGCTTTACTTGCAAGATAGAAGATGTGTATAACTCAATACCGAAAGATAGGCGTATATCGGCATATGAGGCAGACATAAAATCGGGCATTATATTCCCTAAATTCGGGACATTTGCTCATAGTTCCCAAGTCGGTAAGGCAATGGATTATGTTTATACATATTCCTATTCGAGAAAGAACCTGCACGATGATAGCATTGATAGTTTGGCTATCTTTGCAAAGCGGTTTATAAATAAGGTAAATCAAAAATATGCAAAAATTATGATATTTAGGCGATAAATTTTTGAAAATGTCATTGACAACTAATAAAGTATGTGTTATTTTGAAATATGAAAAGGAGTAAATCCGTATGCAGAGAAAGGTAAATTGTCCTATTTGCAACAAAATGCTGATGTTGGTTGAAGATGGAGTGTATATTGATTTTGATATGCGCCACGCCAATCAAAAGATATTTTGTCAAAATTGCAAAAGGAAGATAAAGTACAGCGAAGTAAAAAAAATGGACTCAAATAGAACGGAAAGCAAGCAATAGGGTTTTTCGTTTTTAAGCAATATAAACATTATGCGGTTGGCATAGTGTGTTTGAAGAGGTGCGTAGATACCAAATATAGTGTATCTGCGTATTTTTTGTTGTAGGAGTAATATGGCAGGCGTAAAAAAGATTTTAATACCGATAAAACCAGAAGAATTGACACAAGAAAAATTGGTAGAGTATTTGCCAAAAGTGTGCAATATCTTTGAGGAAAATCGCAAGAAAATTCAAGACCATTACAAAAAGTATTGTCTTGAACAATCAATTCTTACAAAACAACGCCCATACGATTCTGACAGCGTGATAAACAATAAGATTTTAGTGCCACATTTGGCGGCAATGATTGACTTTAAGACGGGTTATGCGTTTGGCAACCCTATTCAATACGCCCAAAATCAATCTACTAATACAGACGATATAAAATATCTAAATAAATATACTAATAATGTGCATAAAAGGACTATTGATAAACAAGTAGGCACTTGGGTTTATGCAACAGGCGTTGGTTATTACTTTATACAACCAAAAAGCGTGGAAATTGACGCAAGTTGGCAAAGCCCATTTGACCTGTATTGCATTGATAGTGATAGATGTTGCAAGGTATATTCGGCTTATCTTGGTAGAGAGCCTTTGTTCGATATGCTTTTTACGGCTATTGATGATAATACCTATGTAAATTCAACTAATCCAACCTCATATATACTCGATATATATACCCCCAATGCTATGTATGAGTATGAAACTGATGGTTCGTTTAGCACATTTACTTTGGTAAAGGAAGAATCAAGGGCGATTTATAAAGAATTGCCATTGGTTGAAAAGAGATGTAATGAGAGCGGTATCGGCATAGTAGAAATGGTAGATAGCATTCAAGATGCCCTCAATGATACCACTTCTAACGAACTTGACAATATAGAAGAACTCGTCAACCAGATTTTCGTTTATAAGAATGTCGATTTGGGTGACACCCCAGAAGACCAGTCCGAAAACCATAAGGCAATGGTGAAGAATAGAGCGGTTGTTTTGAACACGCCGAGCGGACAAGAATTTGAAGCCGATGTAAAAACCCTTTCTATTTCACTTAACCTTGATGATGTAAATGTATTTTATAGTACATTAAAGCAAGAAATGTATGATTGTGTAGGCGTTCCTCTTGCAAGTAGTGCGGTCACAAGCGGTGGCGATACAGGAAGCGCAAGACAACTTGGAAATGGTTGGGAAAATGCTTATAATAGATTGCTTGATGATATTAACTCTTTCTTGAAATCTGATAGAGAGTTGCTTGATAAAATACTTATTATTTGTAAGGCAACAAAAGATAATATGGTAAATGAGTTGCAATCAAGCGAAATTGAAATCAAGTACGACCCGAATATGACAGACAATATGCTTGTCAAGTCGCAATCTTATGTCAACTATGTGGAGCATAATGTCCCACCTGCGATTGCACTTCAATTTGTTAGGGCGACTAATGACCCGATTACCGTTGGCGACAAGATTGAAAAATATGCAAAAGAGCAACAAGCACAACAACAAGCACTTTTGAAAGCACAAAACAAAAATAATAATGACATAGAATAAGGGATTTTCCCTTTCATATATGCCCACAGGGAAGTGGTAAAAACGCAAAAGTGAGAAAACACTTAAAAACGGAAAATCTTTCACATTAAGTGACGATAGGGAAATCGTAAATCGCAGGAGAAACAAATATGGCAGAAAATGACAATGGCATCCAAACGCCACAAGAACCAACTATTGATTACAAAGCAGAGTTTGAGAGATTGCAAGCCGATTTCGAGAAACAAAAGAATGCTATTTCAAAAGCAAATAGCGAAGCCGCCGATTATAAACGCAAATATCAAGAGCGTATGTCGGAAGAAGAAAAGCAACAACAAGCACTTAAAGAAAGAGAAGAACATTTTAAGGCTATCGAAAGAGAGAATAACCAAATCAAACTTTCAAAGCAACTTGGTTTTATCAAAGACGAAGCCAAACTTAATGAAATTTCCAATTTGTTTGTTGATGGCGACACAGTAGGCGGTCTTACAGCGGTAAATGCTTATGTCAAAGATATGCAAGAAAACCTTGCCAAAGAAATTAAGGCAGACCTCTTGCGAAACAACCCACAACCTCACCCACAACCAACGGGAGATGGAAAACCAGCAATTACAAAAGCACAATTCGATAAAATGGACTATTCGGCAAGACTTAAAATTAAAGCCGATAACCCAGAATTGTATGAAAAATTTACAAAATAACAATAACACATAAAAAGGAGTACAAAAAATTATGGAACAAGGCAATAGAACTTTTCTTCCAAACTTGGTTGACCCACAAGTGCTTGCCGATATGGTAGATGGCAAAGTTGAGAAATATATCACTGTTTCCCCACTCGCTTCAATCGACAACACTCTTCAAGGCAGAGCAGGTAGCACAATCACAGTGCCATACTACGGACACATTGGCGATGCAGTTGTCGTAGCAGAAGGCGAACCAATCCCAGTTCAAAAACTCACGACCAGCACAAAGTCTTATGAAATCCACAAAATCGGCAACGGCGTGACACTTACGGACGAGGCTGTTCTCTCTGGCTATGGCAGACCAATCGACCAAGCGGCAATGCAACTCGCACAATCTTTCGCACAAAAAATTGATGAAGATGCAATGGACGAACTCTTGAAAGCGGACAGACACTTCCTTGCAAGTACAGCATTCAAGTATGATTCTCTCGTTGACGGCATTGATGTTTTCCAAGAAGAAAGAAATTCGGCAAAGGTCGCATTTGTCAACCCAGCACAAGTCAAGGGCATTCGTAAAGATAGCCAATTCATTTCCGCAGACAAGTATGGCGCAAGCAACAATCTTGTTATGTATGGTGAAATGGGTATGGTAGCGAACACAAGAATCGTCCCATCTGCAAGAGTAAAGAAAAATGACGAGTTCTATTATCCAGTAGATAGTTCCGCATCTGGCGCAAAAGTTATCGTTGCAAGCGGTGCTTCCACAGGTCAAGTCAATCTTGCTGATGTTGAAGCAAAGGCAATCGGTGGCTATGAGCCAAAGGTCGGCGACTATGTTGCAAATGTTGCGGCAAATACATATTGGATTAACCCAATCGTCAAACTTTCCAGCGAAGATGAAGTGGAATATGGCATTCCAGCAATCACAATCTATCAAAAGAGAGGTCTCATCATTGAACCAGCAAGAGATGCTGAACACAAGCAAACACACTATTTCGCAGACAAGCACTGTGTTGTTGCTCTCACTAATGCTGACAATGTTGTGTTGCTCTACACACCTGTCTAATTGAAACTAACTTATAAATAGGAGTATCAAAAAAATGGTTTTTACGGACGAAATAAAGGCTAAATATTCATATTTAAGCGATGACGATGTAGAAAGAATTGTAAATAAAGCACAAGCATTCTATTTGTTTTATCGCTATCCTACCGATATGTCAATAAACCCATTTGATACTCCTATTGAGGGTTTCAAGGCAGAGCAATGGGTTTTAGCGGCTTGTGATGAAATCATAGAAAGAGCGGGCGTTTCAAGTGCGGTTGCGTACAAAGAAAACGGCATTTCTATTGATTTCAAAACAGCCCAATTAAGCCCTACTCTTATCAATCAAATTAAACCAGTCGTAGGGGTGATTAAGAAATGATTGCTTATAAAAAGTTTTATCATTGTAAAAGGTTGCCCTCGGCTGAACCAGATATTACGGAGTTCTCCGAGCCTATTGAGAAATACGGTAACTATCAACCATTAAGCGGTTATATTGATGCTGTCACTTTTGGCGAAAGTATAATGACTAAATGGCGTATGTTTGTGCCAATGTCTCAATACAACGAATACCACGAAAAAGACTTGCTCTACCTTGATGAAGCAGTAGAAACGGACTTTTCGGCAGAAGGGTATGAAAATGGGGACGGCGCAAATGCCGAAATAACGGCTGTATTACCCCAAAATTTGAAAGTAAGGATTGAGATAAGCCGAATTATCAAGAAAGGCGCATAAAGGGCTTAAAATGGATTTGACGGGCTTGAATAGGTTTAGACAAAGGCTTGGTGTTCTACAAGAACCAAATCTTTTAGAAGAAATTACGAGGGAATTGGTTTCGGACGGCACAAAGTATTTGGCGAGACTATA